CAAAACCCCAAAACCCCAAAACCCCAAAACCCCGAATATATCAATTCTACCAAAAATATACAACTTTTATATTCAATTTTATATCATTTTTTTCACAATATAATTTATAATAATGAAACTAAAAAGTGTGACAATTATATTTATTATCGCTTCTATAATATTTTTATCTATTTGTTTATTTGATGTTGTTGAAGGAAATGCAAATATGGGAATAGAAGGTGAAGCCTCCATTACACCTTCATCATCATCTGAATCTTCGTCGTCTACATCTGAATCTACATCTGAAACTACATCTGAAACTACATCTGAAACTACATCTGAAACTACAACAGACAACATGAAATTATTAGATGGTCGGGTATTTTATAGCGAATCTAATGCGAATGATGATTATATTGTTGCTTCCATTGATGATACAACAGGTGAAGAAACTTTAACATTAACAATGAAACATTCTCAAGGTTCAGATACTGAAGTATATGGAAATCCTATTAATACTCAAAATGAATTAGGAAATACTAAAGAATATTCAACTGGTGCTTCTACATCTAAAATTCAATTGATTATTCAAGGCGGGGAAGCAACAGCATTGCGATTATATAAAGACGGACAACGACTTTTTACATCAAATCAATATGAGTATTATGATGATAATAACGACCACACATCAAGTAATCCTGCGACTGAATCAAGTGCGACTAAATCAAGTGCGACTGAATCTACGACAAGTTCATACGATGAATTATTATCTTATTTTGATAATAGTAATACATCTAATTATTCATCAAATAATAATTACATATTAAAATCAAAAGTTGTTCCACAAGTTCAAACCAGAAATCCTTATTTAATGGATGACCTTGATAACTGGACTGTTTATAATAATCTTCTACCTAATGAAAATGATAATACTGATAAAGAAACTGATATAAAAAAGGAAGAAGAAACATTGTTAAATAAAATTAAAGCTTTATTGGAATCTAAATCAGAATCCAAATCTGAATCAAAATCAGAATCCAAACCACTTACCAAATATGAAGAAGCTTATAGAAAAACACACGGAATCCCTAAACATGAACCAAAAAATGATAATGTTAGGTGTCCTCCTTGTGCTCCTTGTGGACGTTCCCCTGATTCAGCTTTCCAATGTAAGTATAGTCATAGTAATGGTGATTTACCTCGTCCAGTATTAAACAGTTTTTCTACTTTTGGAATGTAAATGTAAGAAATAAAATAAGAAATAAATAATATATAAATAATACTTATATATTATTATACTATGGTAAATGAACTATTTATTATTGTTGCACCACCAATATGTGCTGCTATTGGATATTTGGGAAAATATTTTGTAGATCGTATTGAAACAGCAAAAGAAGGAAGAAAAACAAGAAAATTAAAAACAATTGAAAATAAATTAAAAAATTTTTTTTATCCATTTTATTCAAATTTAAAAAGAGAAAATTTAATATTTCAACGTGTTTTGTCATTTTTTAAAGACAAACAAAACAATAATACTAGTAATGAAAGAGACATTTATATGAAAATTTTTTGGGGACTAGATGGTGAAATACTAAATATACATAACGAAAATCAAGAATTAATTAAAAATAATTTTATAGAAATGCATTTTTCAAATGATGTAGCTAATTTAATTATGAAATATGATGAACACGTATCCATTTATCGCATTTTAAGAAAGGTAATACCTCAAAATATAGACTTAGATAATGTTTTATGGCCTGGAAATTTGGGTTCCGAATATCCAACAAATTTACTCAAAACTATTGAAAATGAAATGATACATTTGCAAAATCAACAAACTTATATTTTACAAGGAAATAACTTCGATCATACATACAAACACCTTAAAAATTATCAATACAGAAAAATATCACATACATCATTACAACAAGAAAATAACGCAAAAATACATATACAAACAAGTAATAATAATACAAAAACAAGTATTGATAATGAAAACACTGAATACGATGATAATTTTATTAGTATTGTTTAATTTTTCAACAATTGGTCTATTTTAATCTATTTTAACCTTTTTTATACAATCTTTATTAATTATCATATTATTTGATTTATTATCTTGAGGAACAATATTTATAACACATTTTGCTTTTTTCCCATATAACGGTTCAGTGCATCCTTTTTCTTTCTTTTTTCTGCGTTTTTTAGTAATATTTAATTTTATCACTTTAGGTGAATCATCTTTCGTACACCTTGATCTAAAATGTTCGTATCTTTCCCTTACATCAGAGTATGTTAAATTAGATTGTTTATCTAACATTTTATTAACTATTTCGTGTAAATTATAAACATATTTTGAAAATGATTCGCGGTTTTTCATATGACAACTTTGTAATGGATATTGTTTAAAATTATTTTTTAAATTAACTCTACAATATTTGCAAGGTAATACGTCTTGAAGACTAATAACAAAGTTCTTATAGTCTTTTTTTTCTTTAGCACTAGGTTTTACAGGGTAATTGAAACTCATTGCGTGTAAATAATGCCACATTGCTGGACCCCATACACTTGTAAGCATACCATCACCCGCATTATAATGTTTTTTTGTAAATACTCTTTTTTTACAAGTTTTATTTTTCATTTTCTTATTTTTACGCGTTTTCTTTGGCATTGATATATATTATATAATTATTTTTCATTTATAGGATTTAGTATTATTTTGTATTTTTATATATTTTTTATTATTACAAATTCGTTAAAAGGTTTAATTATATTAATATTCTTAATATATAATATAATTATGGAATTTATTCAAGGTTTATTAAATGACAAGAAAAAAGTAGCAATTTTCGCGTTTGCTTTTGTTATTTTAATAGTAACAGGAGTGTTTTTATATAAATATATCAATTCTCAGAAAACATCGTCCAGTCAATATAAAGAAAATAATGATATAGTATCATCTTCATCTGATTCACAAATTGGTCCTAAATCTGCTACGGTATATTTCTTTTATACGACTTGGTGTCCATATTCGCTTGCAGCTATTCCAGAATGGGAAAAAATTGTTGATAAATATAGTGAAAATAGTGTAAATGGCTACAGTATTAATTTTATTGATATTGATTGCACCAAAGAAACGGTTGAAATTGAAAATATGATAAATAAATATAATATTGAAGGATATCCAACAATTAAAATGATTAAAGACGACCAAGTTATAGAATTTGATGCTAAAGCTAAATTTGAGAATATTGAAAAATTTTTAGTCACTGTTCTCTAATTCTGCATCTGATTCTACATCCTTTTCTTCTAATTGTTCGCAATATTGGTTTGCTATTTTAATACCATTTTCTAATAAATCATTTCTTTTTTCTGATTTTGTCAAACTAGTTATGATTGAATTTAATGTCATATATTTTTCATAACATATAATTTCATGTTTTATACTAGATTGTTCATCAATATTATAATTTTGCTTTGATATATTTTTAACCAATTTATAAAATATATTTAAGAAATACTCAATTATTCCTGTTTCTCTTGTTATATTTTTACTTTCTTCATCATTTGTGTATACGTGCTTTATACCTAACATTTCTTCTGTATTTTGATATTTATTTATACATAAGTTCAGTGGGTAGTTCAATACAATTCCGCCATCAATAAAACATTTATTTTCTATAAAAACTGGTGTAAAGAATACAGGCAAACAAGATGTCATATGAATTGCGTCAATTACTTTAATATCTGGATATGTTTCGTGTGAAATATCTTCCATTTGTAAATTATTTATTTCATAAGCGATTAAATGATAATCAATATTAGTAAGGTCATAAAACTCTTTCATTGTTACATCAATTGATATATCTTTTGCCTCAAATAATGACTTATATGATTTGACAAAAATATCACGATTATAAAAACCACATTGCTGAAATCCATTATATATTTGTTCTGTGCCAATATAATATAAATTTTCCCAAGGTCTCTGTATCATAAATTTATTTATGATTTCCCAGTCATAATCTAAACATAAAAATAATCCTACAATTGCCCCTGATGATGTTCCATAAATAGATGTTATATTTGACCTATTAAATATTTTGTTTTTTTCTAAATGTTGGATTATTCCCATTGATTGAAATATTAAGGGTCCTCCACCTGATATGATTAAATGTTTTACTAATGACATATTTAAAATATAAAAAATAGTTTTGAATAGTTTTTATACTTTATTAAAAAATATATATAAGTATTTTAAATTAAAATACTTAAAATCCACCAGGGAATTTAACCAAGTTAGCACCAATACCGAAACCAGCACCAGAACGAGCAGTCGCACCCATGCTAGGCACATAAGTATCAAGAATGCTGAAAGTAGCAGCAGCAGTCAAAGCAATAAGCATGATTTCCTCTAAATTCAAGGAACGCTTGGGAATAGCATATGCGGCAATAGCAACCATCAAACCTTCAACTAAATATTTCACTAATCTCTTGACGAGTTCTGATAAATTAACTAAACTGTTCATTTCTATATAATTTAAAAAGAAAAAAAACTTCTATATATTCAAAATTGTTTTATTAACAGTTTATTTATTAACAGTTTAAATTTAGAATTTTTATCAAAATATTGTTTATTATTTTATGATTTTTAATTTATGATTTATGATTTATGATTTATAATTTTTAATTTATTTATAAAATATTCGTTTTAATACTTAAAGATAATATATATTTTTATATAAAATGCCTAAAGCGAAGAAAAGTTCTAAATACCAGAAAAAAATGGTTGATGGTAAAGAAAATCCTAAATATGTAGACTTATTGGACGAAGATAAACCCATTAGCGGACAAAAATTTTGTTGTGTATCTTTCCTTTCTCCCGAAAAAATTGTTAAACAAAAGGAATTGTTCTTTTTTGACGAGTTTTTAAAACAATGGGATATCAATAAATCTATGGATAAATTCATCCAATTTATGAACTTTGTTGCTTATAAACACAATCTTGTTTTTGATGAAATTATGAGTGATTTTAAAGAGTTTGTTAATGATGAAAAGGAAATTATTTATAAAAGCAGTATGTATGATGATTTTAAAACATATCTTGATACCAATGAAGAGAAAATGTTGGAGAAATTTAACAAACTTAATGGGTTTCAACCTTCTACACGTGGTGTAAAAATTAGAGGCAGTTTCCCTTCTATGGAGGAAGCCGAATTAAGATGCAAGATTTTGCGAGAAATGGACCCTAATCATGATGTGTATGTTGGACCAATTGGTATGTGGATGCCTTGGGACCCTGATGCTTATAAGACTGGACGTGTGGAGCATATGGAAGATGAATTGAATCAATTGATGCATGAAAAAACTGTAAACGAAACATCCGCAAAGAATGAATTTGAGAAACATGTTAAGGAAACAAAGCAAAAGGCAATTGAAGAAAATAAGAAGAATGCTGAAAAATATGGAACTCAAGTTACCCAAACAATTGACGAACAAGGCAACCTTGTGAATGTTAATAATCTAAATACACAAGAAACTGAATTGTCTAAAAATGATGAAGTTAGTGTATCAGATATTCAAAAAGAATTGTTTGAAGGTGATAATGTTGTAATGAATTTGAGTGATGGTGGGTTAAGTGAAATTAGAAATAAAATGAAAGAGTCAATGCAAGAAAAAGAGACAGTTGAAGAAGATATTGTTATTATTGAAACTGAATCTGACGTCAAAGAAGAAACCATTGTTGAAGCACAAGTAGAAGTCAAAGAAGAAACCATTGTTGAAGTCAAAGAAGAACCTGTTATTGAAGCACAAGTGGAAGTCAAAGAAGAACCTGTTGTTGAATCACAAGATGAAGTCCAAGATGAACCACAAATTGAAACCAATGATGAGATGGTAAATAAACCCTCAACTAGTAATAATAAAAAGAAGAAGAAAAAGAAAAATAAGAAGAATTAAATATAATATATTCACTCTTATAATTTATGTCTTTTCATTTAAAATTTTTGTTAGAAAATAATATAATTTTACATTATTATATTATTTATTTATTTACGTTTTCCGTTTTACAGAATTATCTTCATAATCAACATAATAAAATTAAAATTCTTTATAAAGTGTTAATTGCCATTTACAAGTAAAATTTCGTATACAATTACTGGTATATATTCTCCTCCCATTATTGATATTGTATTATATTATTATATACTTATGTTGTTTAAGTTTTAACATTAGTTAGTTCTACACATTGTTAATTTTACCATTTAGATTTTTTTACGCTAATACGAGGTCCGCTATTTTTCTTTTTCATCTTATTTGGGTCATATGCTTCATCTTCATCGTCATTATCTTTCAAATCTTTTGACAAATCCCAGAATTCTTTAGAACCCAATTTGAAACTATTATGTGAATCAGCTTTGTACCAATATACTTGATCTTGTAATTTATTTGATTTTGAATTATTGTTAATTACTAAACATTCATAATTTTCAGTACATTGATCCATTACTTGACAAAAGGATTCAAATGTCGGAAACATACCAGCGTAATTTTCATATATTCGCTTTCTATTTGCAATATAATTTTCACGCAAAATAAATACATAATCAATATTTGTTCGCAAAATAGGTGGAACACCTAGAGGATATTGCATTGTAATGACTAACATTACTTTCCAATGACGACCATTCATGAATAATAAACGCATCATTTTATCACGAGACCAAGAACTATCAAACAAACAATCATCAAGTATTACAAATGCTCTTGGATCAATAGAACTTTTTTTATAAGTTTCTATTTCCCTTTTTACTTGTTTTAATACTGTTCTTTGACGCTTTAAAATGTTTTCAATAATTGCTGTATTATATTCATTATGAATAAATAATTTAGGAATCATACTTCCATAAAATCCATTACCTTCTTCTGTTCCGGATATAACAGTTCCAATAGGAATTTCTTGATGATAATATAGTAAATCTCTAACTAAAAAAGATTTACCAGTATCACGCTTTCCAATCAAAACAATAACAGGTCCTTTTGCTTCATTTGATTTAAAACTAATACTTTTCATATCAAATTTTTTTAATTCTAGACTGGCCATTATAATTTATTTATATAATGCTATATTTAATTAAAA